ACAAGTCACAGCGTCAGCGCGCATGACTCAACAAGCAATAGCAATTATCGAGGCACAAGATAAAGCAACAAGGGATGCAGCAAAAGGTACAAAGGAACTTACCGAAGCACAAAAGCGGATGGCTGAACGTATAAAAAATGTTTCAGCAGTCTTAAACGATTACATAACAGAGTCTCTTAATAAAGCAAAGATTGCTTTGTCGGAAGCAAAAGATAAGTTTAATGATCTATCATCTGAAGTATCTAAGGGAATTAAAAGCACATTTAGTTTTGGTGCAATTGTTTCTGGTGCTCAAGATAAGTTAAACAAGTTGGCAGAAACAACAAAGGATGCAGCGCAAGTTATCGCCGATGATTTGAGTAAGGGTTTAGAGGATGCCCGCAATGAACTTAACAAAACTAAATCTACGTTTAATGATTTCGCTAAGAGCATTGCTGCCGGTATAAAAGACTCGTTCAGTTTTAAGACAGCCAGCGAAGGCCCAGATGGATTTATCACAGGTTTACGCGACCAAGTAAAAGCAATTAAAGAATACAACGATGACATAAAAATGTTGTTGGATAAAGGTCTGTCAGAGGATGCTCTTAAACAGATTTTGGCTGCCGGCTCAAAGTCCGGTGCGGCTATTGCACACAATCTTTTGACCGGCGCACAAGATGACATCACCGGGCCAGAGGGTGTAAACGTTCTTGTTAAATCGGTTATGGAAACTGCCGATCAACTTGGCAAAAACACTGCCGATCGTTTTTATGGTGAGGGTGTTAGTTCCGCTCAAAAATACTTTGATGGTATTAAGAGTCAATTTGATGAAGCAACAGCCGCAGTTAACGCTGTGCAAGCCGGCACAGATGTGACATCAGGTTTTCTTGAGGGTCTAAACTCTCAAGTTGAAGGTATTAAAACTTATGGCGAGGACATTAATACACTCTTACAACGCGGCATATCACTTGATGCATTACAAGCCGTGCTCGATGCCGGCGGTGAGTCCGGTGCAGCCATCGCACATGAGTTGGTACTTGGCGCACAAGAGAACATCACGGGGCCAACAGGTGTCAATGCTCTGGTCAAATCAGTTAACGATGTAGCAGACCGCATTGCGTTGGCTGCCGCAAACAAATGGTATGGCGCTGGCGTATCTAACGCACAATCATATTTTGATGGCATCGAGGCAGCATTTGACGCGGCACAAAAAAGGCTTGGCGCTAAAGGTTTAACTCTTGCCGATCTTAAAGGTATCGGCGCAACATTTGACTCAACAATAACAATGCCATCAATAACACCAGTGACACCAACACGCCCGGCAGATTACGGTGCGCCGAGTAGCAGTGTAGTTATCAACGTAAGCGGTGTAATGACCAACGCACAAACAGGGCAAGCAGTACTAGACAACCTACGCGAGTACTCATCTGTGTACGGGCCACTTAACTTGGCGATCAGGTAATGGCTGGTGCAGCCGTTATCTCTGGTGGCGATTACCTACTAGAACTGTCAACAGGGTATGACTCGTCAGCGTTTTATTTGGATGACTCAACGCTCAACGGCACTGCCGTATTAAACGGCGATGGTTTAGATTATGTTGACATCTCCAATCTTGTGCAAGACATCTCAATTAGTCGAGGCCGTAAACGGCCTCGCGATGTATTTGGGCCCGGTCAGATGGCGGTGTCAATTAACATACCGAAAACAAACCGTAATCTAGACCCATTTAACACCTCTAGCCCGTATTACAACACACTTACAGAGCAACCCGGATTAGCACCATTGAGAGACATCCGGCTAAGCCGTAACGGTGATCGCATATTTACAGGCAAAATTACAACGTTTAACCAGCAATACACAATGGATGGCTTAACCCAATACGCGGTGTTCGCAGCCGATGACATTTTTACCCTTTCTCAAGGTTCACTGCCTCAAACCGCCACCAGTGCTCAAACCTCGTCAGCGCGCATTACAGCCGTTTTGACAGCCGCAGCCTACACAGGCACAACATCGCTCACAGCCTCACCTACAGCCACGCTAGGCGCTTACACAATCGCATCTGGTACTAATGTGAACGCCTACCTCAACCGCATCCAAGAGGCAGAGCAAGGTCGCATTTTTTGCTCAAAAACAAACGTGCTGACAGCCCAATCACGCACTGGCACAACCCTTTCAGCACCTATTGCCACGTTTACTGATGCCGGTGGTGGGTTTGATTATGACGTGCTGCAAGTCGAGTTTGACCAATCACCAGTAATTAACAATGCCAACGTAACTATTGAGGTTGGTGGCACATTACAAAACGCCAAAAACACAGACTCAATTAACCAATACTTTACACAAACACAAGCCATCACAGACAGTCTTTTAAGCACCGATGCTCAGGCTGCAACCCTTGCCAGTTACTTACTCGTGCCAATACCGTTGCCACGTTTTACAAGCATTTCAACTAATTACCTCACTCTTACCGACCTACAAAAAACCACCATTACAGCCGTTGAGATTGGTGACACGGTAACTGCCACCAAGACGTTTACAAGTGGCACACCACTTGCTATCACCCAAGATTTATCGGTTGAAGGTATTGAGCACCGCATCAACTTTGCTACCGGGCATCGAGTCACGATCTACACGGCAGCTACAACCGTGCTATCCGATCTGATTTTGGATGACCTAACATACGGCATCATCAACTCAACTAATGCGTTAGGGTAAAGTACAACTATGGCAAACACACAGACAACCGTGCCACTCTTTGTAGCCAATCAAGTATTGACGGCTGCACAACAAAACGCTAGTGCCGGTACAGGCGTACCAGTATTTGCAACCACCGTTACGCGTGACGCGGCGTTTGGTGGCAGTAACAAAGCGTTGGCAGAAGGCCAACTTGCTTACATTGAGGCAAGCAACATTGTGCAGTATTACGACGGCGCGGCTTGGGCTACTGTCGGGCCTGCAACGGCTAGCGCATTTACTTTTATTAACAGCGCGTCATTTAGCGCGGTTAGCAGTGTAAGCCTTGCTACAAACACTTTTAGCGCAACATACGACAACTACAAAATTATATTTTTACTAACTAGTTCTAGTGCAAACGACAGTTTTGATTGCCGTTTCCGTGCTGCCGGCACAGACAACTCAACAACTAATTATGTGTCTAACTGGCTTGCGTCAAGCACATCAGTTACAGGTGGTGTCGGTGGCACCTCTAAATTGTCTTTAGCGTTTGTTAAAGCGTCAGGCGTTATTGCATATACATTAGATGTCATGTCACCAGTGTTGGCGTCACCTAGTTATTGCAGTTGGCAGGGTCGAGGGAATGACAGTTCAGTTGTTGTTGCCGCAGTTAATGGTGCAGGCTCATTTACATCCAGCACAAGTTTTGACGCCATGTCATTTTTTCCAAACTCAGGAACAATTACAGGAAGTTACAGGGTTTATGGCTACAGCAACAGTTAAACCTACTCTACAAATTGGCGATGAAGTACGCGCAATGAACGATGCAGAGTTTGCACAATACGAATTAGACCAAGCCGAAAGCAAAATTGTTGCTAAAGCATTAGCCGATAAAGCAATAGCGCGCCAAGCCGTACTTGACAGGCTAGGAATTACAGCCGATGAAGCCGCGCTACTACTTGGCTAGTGTCATGCTTGCATTTGCCCTGACTGCTTGCGAAACAACACGCACAAACGCAGGTAAGAAAACTGTACGCAACAGTGCTCTACCTGCACATTGCGCAACGGTAAGGCAGTGCGACAATGGCTAAAGACAGATCAGAGATCGACTACTTGCACGCACGCATGATCGTGTTCGTGGCGTGCACAATTGCAATTACGTTTGCAATAACTGTTATAGGTTTTGTGTACTTTTTAGGGTTTGTCGAACAGCCAGAAAAGCAAGCGCCAAACGATCAAGCCTTTATCGATTTACTCAAGACACTTTCAATCTTTATGACTGGCACGTTGTCTGGTCTTGTGGCCGCTAACGGACTTAAAGCAAAGCCGGCTGATGCCAGTACTACCAGCACTCCCTAAAGTGCCCGGCTCAAAGCCGTACACAGGTAACAGCGACGGAGAGGCTAAAGGCCCACGCGCCGGCATGGATGAATGGATCAGACAAAGTATCAAATACGGTGCAGGCGCGTTTTGGAATAACGGCTCATTTGGTGTACGACCGATGAGGGGATCAGAGGCACTTAGCGTGCACGCCACAGGTCGAGCAGTTGACTTGTCATACCGACTATCAGAGAAAGATCCAAACGCCAACCGTAAAGGCACAATTGCGTTTATTAACATTGTGTTAGCCAACGCCAATGCGCTAGGTGTTGAGTGCGTGCTGGACTATTTCCCAAAGGCTTACGGTCGAGGCTGGCGCTGCGATCGACAAGCATGGAAGTCATACAGCAAGCCAGAGATACACGGCGCACCGGGCGGCGACTGGCTGCACATTGAGATCAACCCACAAATGGCAGACGCACCAAACCTTGTAAAACAAGCGTTTGAGAGGGTATTCACCGAATTGCCACAATGATGCCCTAATGTCGAAGTACCGACGATAAGGGGAGATGCAATATGGCTGATGCCAAAACATACGTTTACGAGGTTTACACAACCCACCTCGACACAGATCAAATGGTGTTGGTACAGATATTTCGCGACCCTGACAACGGCAAAGTACTACACGCACAAATTGCGTTTAAGAGCGCTGTCGGTGACTCTTGGCAAACCCCCTACCAATTGGAGAAAAAATGAGTTATTTAACTATCAAAATAGGTGCATGGTTTATTAGTGGCCTAGCGGCCTTTACGTTGCTCTGGGATGCTAGTAAAGCGCCTGAGCCCAAATTACAACCGGGTGTGCAGATCACCACAACACTAATCAGCATTGTGCCAACACTGCCAACAGTCGCACCTACCACCACACTGCCGTACAAAGGCTGCATGGAATATCTAAACGATGCAATTATTGCTGGCTGGCCGATTAGCGAGTCACCCACAATCTTGCGAGTCATCCAACGAGAAAGCGCGTGCAACCCTTTGGCGCTTAACGCTAAAGACAACAACAACGGCAGTCGAGGGTTATTCCAGATTAATGGCGTGCACCAAACATGGCTAATCAAAGAGGGTTACATCAAAAAACTAGATGATTTATATAATTCTGATGTCAACATCCGCGCCGCGCTACACCTATGGCGTAAGGTTGGCTGGTCGGCATGGGCGCTACCCAACCCATGACCGACACACCATATCCCGAACCCGGCATCAGTCAAGAAACGAGACAAGCAATGTATCCCGATAACTACAGTGACAAACTAGGCAAAGTGTTTGGTGAGATGATAGATAACATTGTGCGACCAAACCACAAGCCTCGACCTTTAGACCGACTTGTTGACCACAACATCTTGCTTGATGAATTGGTGCTGATGTATGACGCACATATGACTATTGGCGGTGAACAAAACAGGTTTAATGCATCGGTCATTAAGGCGGCTATAAATGTTATACGAGCGTTGTAAGAAGTGCGATTTGATGATGCACGGCACACGTCATGCCACCAACACAACCAAAATCTTGTGGTGTCATCCCGGCTTAAAAGCGTGTGCTAAAGTTAAACCAATAAACCCGACCAAAGGAAACCCGACATGAGTGATGAGTTGTTTACAATATCGCACGGTTTAGCCGGCACGAAATACCATCCGGCGTTTTGTGCATCAATGGGAATACACGACAAGTTTCTTGATTACCACAAAAAAAACCCTCACATATTTGACGAACTAATGCGCCTCGCCAACGATTTGTGGCTCAAAGGCCGTAAACGCATTGGCCTACAACTGTTGTTTGAGGTCTGCCGTTACAACTCGATGATCAGAGCAGATGACCCAAACAGCCAATTTAAGATCAACAACAATTACGCAGCACACTACGCACGATTGATGCTTGACGAGCGACCTGATTGGTCAACATTCATTGAGACACGAGAGATCAGAACAGTCTGATGGCCTTTGATCTTGCACTTTACGAAACAGTTGCACAGCGTCTAGTGCGCTGGTGGACAGAGTTTGACAACGGCCGCATCATTACGACTATTCACCATTATGACGGTTCAACAATCATTATGCGCGCTGAGGGATACAACAATGATGACAGGCTCATTGCTACCGGATATGCAGAGGAAGTGTTTGGTAATAGCCAAGTAAACAAAACCTCGTTTTTAGAAAACTGTGAGACCAGCGCCATAGGTCGCATGATCAGCAACAGCAAGATTGGCCATACTGGTGAGCGCACATCATCTGAGGAGATGGCAAAGGTTAACCGGCTAACAAGTACGCCTCGACCAGATGCACATGGCAGTGCTACAGCCAAACAAATCGGTTTCTTAAAGAGCCTTGCACGAGGTAAAGGATGGGATGACCTACAACTACTTGACTACATCCACCGATTGTTACAGATTGATGACGTAATAGTTGAGACGTTAACGAGCAGCCAATGCCATGCTGTGATCGATGGGTTAAAGAAGTGAGCCGCACAGTCTGGCTTGCTCTGGCTTTAACAGTGTTATGCACTGTGCTGATGGCATGGTCTGATAAAAAGTAAGACTCACACAATCGGTTAGTACCGGATACCTAAGCGAGTCGCATCGCGGTTGGATGATCTGCGGTAACGCAGTTAGACGAGCACGCATTAACACTGATACACGAGAGCGGTAATGCAATGTGCTTGAGCGACCCGTAAACATAATCGGGTGATGTGCAAGGTAATCGGATTGAGGCAGCCCGATGGGTAGAGCATTATCACACTGTCTCACAACACACACACCAGTTGACATACACTAAACAAACCGACACAACAAAGGCACACCCGACA